GTGCCTGCCTCTGGCGTACCACCAGCTGTTACGCTATATTGGTCTGCCATTTGAGCTACCTCCGTTTAGTCTATGTTAAGTCCATGGGTTCGCACTTTTATAGTCCGAAACCATTTCATCTATTATCCTATCTTCTTCCGCCTTCGGGGACGAATCCACGTTTTGTGACGGAAGAACTCCCATTGGACTTGGTATTGATGACGCTCTTTTCACCTGCTCAAAATCCCGGCTAGCGGGAGGAGAAGTTTGAGGTTGAGGTGACGTTCCAATGCCTTCATCCATAGCAAAGAGCTTCCATAAATTATCTACCGTAAGAGAGGATGGGTCTGACATTACTTCGATGAACTTACTGATCCGCGCATCGTCCGCTTGATAAGTGGTGCGAAGATGATCCGCAACATTATTAATGGCTTCTTGCGCTTCACTATCAGCTTGCTGGCGTTGTATCTCATTCTGGCGTTCCTGCCTGAACGCATCGCGTTCAGATTCAATACTAGCCTGAAGATACTCAGCACGTAAGCCGTTATATTCATCCATATTGTCTCTCCATCTTTCCATATCATCGAGGTAACGTCCACTGGACGAGCTCGGATCGGAAAATGCTTCCTCACGGGAATATCCGGATGGTCTTTGCGGTCTCTCAGGGGGCGGTGGAAATTCCTCCCTTACCTCCTCAACAGGTTCTTCAGGTGGTGCTGCTTGAGGTTGAACCTTCTCAAAGAGCGTTGACATCTGCTGTTGCAGGATGTTATTCTGCTCCTTAAGGCGTTCATTCTCATTTAGCATCTTATCTGCACGAGACTGTTGGTATTGGTATCGGGTTTGGTCATTATCCACTACCTCTTGAGAGGAGGTCTCCTCCGTGGGTGCGCTAACTGCTTCTTCATTTGCGGCCACTTCAGTTGAACCAAAGGCTGCTGACTCTTCGGGTGCAGCAGTTCCATGAAGAATGATATCATCCACAATAGAGTCAGGTTCTTGTGGTAATTCATTACCATCAAGTCTCTGAGTGTCTAGTTCTGCCATGATTAACTCCTTCTACTTTGAAGAGCCTCTACGGGTCTTTTTAGAGGGTGTCTCCGGTTTTGAGGCCTGTCTGACCTCACCTTGTATTTGACCCATGGCATCGTCCAAACGTTTCTCAAAGACGGTACCGGCAGCTTGTGCCTTGTTTGTCGTCTTATCAAGTGATGCATCGAACTTTGCCAGCTTAGCTTGCTGCTTAGCATGATACGCTTCGCGCTCACGCGTCTGCAGGTCACCTTGTAAGTCTTTTATTGTCTCCTGTGCTGCCTGCATCTGTTGCTGCAGCTTAGCAATAATATCTGTACGCATAAGAACTCCTTCTATATCGAATACCTCTGTTTTCTTAAGGACTTCTTGCCTATCTATAATACCCTTCTCATAGGCATCCATGTACATTTCTAATTGAGCATAGCGATTTGTTGGAAGAGTAGAGCCTGTAACAACAATAACATCAAACTTCCCTACACCAATATCATTGATTACATCTATTTCCATACCCTTATCATCAAATAACCGCTTATTTATACTATATTCTGTCATACTATTATTGGGCTGGACCAACCTCACAACCTTCTCTGTTCTGTACAGCTGTTGCATCATTGGAATAACAATTTCTGCTGCTCGGGTAAGCCCAGCCTCAATATCAGCCTGCTTTGACTTTATCTTTCTCTGTCCAAACTCATCAAGAGAGACAGTAGCTTTATATGTATGTGGAGCCACCGATGAGTTCCCCATCATCATTTCATACAAACCAAGCTGATGGTCAATATCATTCTTCGCATTATTCTCATTTGCATATAATTCATTAGGTAATGGAACAGGCTGTACGGGAACAGGTGGTCCCTGATCAAAATCAACTTCTATAGCCACCCCAGGTTGAGCCCACTTCTGCTCAAATTCCCTCATATCTACACTACCTGAAGGAATTAAAATCTTTGTATTCGTACTTGTTGTAGCATGAGCAATAATAAGAGAACGAGTCTTATTAATGTACTCCTGTAAGTTTTTTACCATTCTCACGTCACTCATAGGATATGGAGTACGAGTATGCATATTCATGAAAAGAACTATAGGATAGTGCTCTGTGGGAAGAACGCGAGAAAATAACTTCTTATCTCCCATTACCACACACTGCAGAACCCTTGTTGTTGGAGTAACTACAACTTCTATTGCCCCAGAATCAATTAATTCTTTGTAAGAAACCTCTCTTGCCTGAGGAGGCTCAGGCTTTTCTTGGCCCTGAGCTGCTGCTTGTTGAACTACTTGAGCATAAGTCTCTTGCATACGCATCATAGCTTTCTCTGCCTGCTCAGGATTAGTAAATACCTGCCCCTGGACTAACCACGCAGTTTGCTCTACATACTGCTCATAACTCTCTTCACTTAAAAGGTCTTCTTTGCCACTAAAACTTTCTCTTACAAGGTAATAATCAAACATCTCCTTGTAATACCTCTCATATCCACGGATATACTCATCCGAATCTCCGAATGAAGAAAGTGTCTGTGTTCTAGTATCCTCTGGGAATGTGACTTCCCCACTATCTTCTCTAACAGTAGCAGGGCGATCTGTAGTAAAATTATCTGTAGCTGCATTTTTAATTGCCTTTTCATACATAGGATACAGACGAATCGCCTGATCTTTCGTGTATAAACGAGAAATAATGATACTCTCCGCATCATCACAAAACCTATCCCTTGCATTAGGATCAATATAAATATCAAGGGGGTCAACATCCTTTACCATAACTTCGCCACGATTCATATCAGCCATTGGGTCTTGATAAATAAGCATAGCACCCATACCAGTTACATAATAATCATCTATAATAGACCTCATAGAAGCAGTACCATCTGATATCTGCCATATATACTCCAAAAGGCCGTTCATTACCTGAGAAACCTTATTGTCACTATCTTCTCGTGGAGAAACCCTGAAGGAGGGTCTATTAGAAGTAAGCATAGCTTTCGCAGCTTCTACAGCAGGATGTATCCTATTTACAACAACAGGAGCTTGACCACGCTCTTCGAGGGTGCGTCTCTGCTCTGCTGTCCACTGTTTACCAAGACGAAACTCTCGATCTTCTTGAGCGTGTGCAGCCCAGGTATCCCTTTTCATGGAATACGTTTTCCAAAGGTCGACAGTCTCTTCTACGAAAGATTTATCCGATTTGGACTTCTTATAAGCCAAGCTACCTCCATAGACTTGTCGTGAAATTACATTACATAGTCATCCAATCCAAGACTTTTGTCATAAGATCATCATCTTTTTTTCCAGGAACAAATTTTTCCACTCTACATGGAGTAGCTTTTTCTAGGGCTGTCCATATTGCATCAAGAATATCATCGTTCTTCCCGGCTGGATAAGAGAGGAACTCTTGCTGAGCTGTTATATCTTCTGGCCTGAAATAGAACATGCCCTTTGCGAGCATGGGAACCAGACTAATTAACCTCTCAGACTTACGAGTACGTGGTTTTACCCCCTTTTCTAGTCCGGGAATGTATAAATCCTCCTCCAGCATCAAAACCCTTGTTGATTGACGAAGTGCATCCTGATATGCTGTAGACTCTACTCTCATACGCTTTGGACGAAATTTCTTATAAATTTCGATAATTTTTGCAGGCTGAAAAGCAGGGTTGAGACGAGAGCGGAATATATCAAGAATATATTTATTATTACTATGATCAACAGCAATAGTGGCAATAACAAAAAAGTCAGCACGGGCAGAAAGAGAGCTAGCGGGGTCAATACCGCAATACACCTCAACTGGTTTGATATCCTTTTTATCACCTATACTCCTCGTCAGACAGGGCTGACCATCTATTCTTTCGTAATCATAATGATGTAATTTAATATATTCTGGCTTAAATGGAGCTGAATCAGGAGATTGGGCAATATTCATATATTCCTGATAAAATCCATTTAAATTGCCAACACTCTGAAATTCGTCTTTTATACTGAGAATACGCTTCTTATTGAAGCGTTCTGGCCAAATACTCTTCTCATCCTCGTCCCAGATAGAATACCACAGAGTTTTCCATGCAGTAGACTCTTTTGCCCAGTATAAGAAGCAATCTTCCGAAATAACTGTTCCAACCATGACAATACGCCCGTCATCTGATAATGAGGGTATAACAGCCTCAGTCATCCACTTCCTATTCTTAGTACGAGCTTCTGCAGTTAAAGCATTCAATTCTGACTCAAAATCATCTACAATGATAAGATTAGGTCGTGTATCCCCTTCAATAAACCCTCTGACCCTCTGCCCGGTACCAACTGCCACTATCCTTGTTCCATTAGCAAGGATAATATCACTTCCTGTCCATCTAGCTGCTGTCGTCCCCCCAAAATCACCAATAAGTTTCTTAAACCTATCAGAATGATCTAAATGGTACTTTATACGACTTAAGAAGTTAATTGACTGAGCCTGGGACTCTGAGATGATAACCATGAACAAATCTTCATCATCTTTCTTGAAAGCCGCTCTATACAAGGGAAGAATAAGGCTACATACCGTACTTTTAGCAGTTCCTCGTGGTGCAGCTATAAGAATACGCTTATTCTTGTGATTTAGGAGATTTTGGTATATTTCACTGTGAAATGGAGGAATATCCTTCCTCAGGGCGGTGGGAAAGCAATATCGGCCAAATAATCCAATATTGCCCTTAAACTTCTTTAATGCTTCTCGTCGGGCATATAATGCCTCATAATCCTCACTTTTCTTCTGGGAGTTCTGCAACTTCAACCTTCTTAGCTATTAATTTCCTCTCCTCTTCTTCTATTTCATCTAACATTCTACTAGTTGAGGTGGCTTCAAGCTGAGTTGTCGTCTTAACAACCTGTTTAGTCCGCATACCATGTAAATCTTGTGCATTTTCTATGAGTCTTACCCAATTCGTCATATTCCCCGACTTATTAGCATGTTTCTTAGCTACTTCAAAGGCTTCAACCATCTCATCCATGACAAAAGCCTCTGTTATGCCATGATCTTGCAATAATCTCTGTAATTCTTCACGAACCATCTTCTTGAATACCTCCGATTTCATCCACCTCTTGTATTTTCGATGTTCTCCTGGTGTTGTTGATCCTATAGCCATATCTATCGCCATATTCCAGTCGAAAGTCTGGGCATATGCTGTGGCGAGGTTTTTCATCTTGTCTTGACCAGCTCTTACCTCTAATTGGCTCTTTCCAGTAAGAGTATGAGGCGTTTTTCTTCCTTCCGCGTTGAACTTCTTCCCAGGATACTTTGTGTTCCAAATGTGATATCCCCATGGTAATCTTAAATATACGCTCTCTGATCCGTTTTGGTTCGGATATATCTTCTTTTTAAGTACTTTAGCACAAAATCCGTCATCAGAGAGGACAAAATCACCTTCTTCTCCCTCTTTCCACGGTTTATAGCTAATACCTTCCTTATCCGCCTCATCCTTAGTATAGATATTATATTTCTTCCTCCCTGAGTCTCTGTGATTGATAGTAATAGTATACAAAATACAGAATACTTGTTATAACAAGCCCATTAACTGTATCTGGCACCGTAAAGAAGCTGGGTACACTCAATACCGGAAGATTGGGCATTCCCCACGTTTTCCCAGAAAGCGTTAAATAAATTCCCCCCGCCCCGTAAAGAAGAAAAAACCAGTCTTTCATTGAATCCTCTCCTATTCATACCCCTAAAAATGGGTTATCATCGTGATTTCCCTGGCCATATGACCTGATTCTTGTGCGTCCGCTTTTTTGTGTCAAAGTGGATGTGTCTGTCACAAACCTCAATCCCCTCAAAGCCCGCAGAGATACCAGCAGAAACAACTTTGAACCTATCAGTACCAGTCCTACACCTAATATCAGCAGCTTTCCCCATAGAATGAGCACCGCCTGTAGGTGCTCCCCCAGTGATCTTTGCATTGTACTTTTCACATCTATACCCCGACGTTATTTTAAAAGGTATACCAGCTAGAACTCTGGCTACCTCCAATTTATCCATAAAGTCTACATCCATGTTCGTATCTCTACAACAAGGACAAGCCAACTCTTCATCTCTGAAATGCCTCCAGCTACTCATTTCTGCCTCCATTTCTAGGTACATTAATCGGCCTCCATCCATGTAGTAATGCCCTATCTGGCATTACTCATATCTTCCAGCCATCATCCAATAGCCTGTTGTTATTCTAGAACCGCACTTATTATTCATATACTGCCAACAATCGAGCCTGTAGTCACTGCGGTATGACCCATTATCAAGGTTGCCCTTATATTCTATAGAAGCCACTAAATTCCTCTTAGCAGGGAGGGAAACAGGGATATTGGGAAAATGGCTGACATCTTGCTTCTCTATCCAGTGAGTTTCACCGTTTTTACTCTTTTCTCTCGTTAAGCTGTCGGTGTATCCCGAACCATTCAACAACCCGATAATAATGTTCTTCACGTCGCTTCTTTGCCATAAAACCTGTTATTTTTCTTATTTCTCCCCAAAGGACATCATAATCTAATTTACCATTAGATTTCATATATTTCTTATAATTATCTTCCATATTACGTGTATGTGTTAGAAAATGCTTACATCAATGTAAGACTTTGTAAGCAAAATTACGTGATAAATAAGAACCAGAGCCTTGTTGGTTGTGACGTAATTATTAAGACATAATCTTCATTAAAAATATTTAATATGCAATAGCTATGATCTACTTTAAGCAGGAACCCCTATCCCCTTGCTGTGCACACAATTAACTAACAAGATCAAGTAATGCTTTACCTAGTGAGGAAAATCCCGTCGACAAATCCCAATTTTAAAAAAATATTTTAGAATGGGGGAACGTGATACACAATGCAAGACTCCCCATCTCGTTTCACTCGGTGGGGTCGAAACCTCGTTGAGGTTACGTTCAGAGCTCAGGATGGTTCGCTACGCTCACCTCGAGCTCTTCTCTTCGAACCGTCTGCTCTGCCCCCATTGGTGTGGGTGGTTGCGTACACACGGTGTGTGCGGACTACCCATAGTGTAACTCAAGGAGATACAACAATGGCTACACGCAATAGTAACAAGGTTCTTATTGGTGAAGTACGTCACTCACGTGTTGGCACCACAGATCACAAAGGAGACTTTGTGCCTGAGGTTGACCGCAACGGCAAACCTTTGACAAGTGATAACATAGTTATCACAGTGGCAAAGGACGCACCTCCCGCCAAGGCGAGGGTGAGTGCCTTAGCAATGCGAAAGCTTGCTGAGAAGCATAACCTTCCTAACATTGCGGAAGGTGTGGACTACATCCACACTAAGACCTTCCCTCTGGAATCCCGCGACGGGAGACCTGAGGCAAGGTGGGAATTCTTCCGCCCTGTGTCAGAAGGTGACGTATCCGAGCTATTCGCATAGCACGGCTTTGCCTGGTGAGTGAAGGGGGTTTCATACCCCCTTTATTACACGGTTGGTAATAATCAGCATTAATTATGGAGGTAATTACAATGAGTGATTTAACTGATAGGGAACAGAACGTAGCAGCTCATTGTCAGCTGTTATTGGGTAGTCTTAGAGGTAAGCTACACAATCAGTTGGAGCTGATTGAGGAACAACTTACAAGGCTCCAAGAAGAAGGTGACACTTATGGTGGTTGCTGTGGCTCTG